ATCAAATTATTAATACTAATACAAATGCCTATGAGCAGTATATTAGTCAACGTAGAAAACGTAAACTTGAAAAGGAAAAATCTTTATCTGTTGAAGAAGATCTTGCTAGTTTAAAAAGTGAAATGAATGAGATCAAATCTCTATTAAAGGAGTTAGTCAATGGCAAATAAAAAAATTACATTTGATCCAGAAGCTGGTGTAGGGTATCCTTGTAATTTTATTATAAATGGTGGTGCTAACTTTACTGGAACGTTTGAAGTAGTAGATACCTCTAACACTGGATATAATTTTTCAACAACTAATGCTGTTGGTATTGCTACAACCACTGGGTGGACAGGTTCTTCTCAGATGACAAAAAGTGTTTCTATTGGATCAACTGGTTTCCCTGTAGCAACTTTTTCTGTTGGTATTGATACTACTAGTGCTACTGCAGGGAAGATTACAATTTCATTAGGATCAACCGCTACAAGAACTTTAAGTGAAGGTAGATATGTCTATGATGTTATTGTCAGTTCTGGGGCTACTTTCTATAGAATTGTTGATGGAACAATTTTAGTTCAACCAGGCATTTCGTCTGCAATATAAATATGATAGAGGTATAGTATAAATGGCTCAACCATCCACCAGATCAGAATTAATCACCTATGCTAAAAGGCAATTAGGTGCACCAGTATTGGAAATCAATGTTGCCGATGAGCAAGTTGAGGATATATTGGATGATGCTATTCAATTTTTTCAAGAACGTCACTTTGATGGTGTATATCCAACATTTTTAAAATATAAAATTACAGAAGATGACATCAAACTATCTACAAGTTCCAGATGATATTATTGGAGTCACTAAAGTTTTTCACTTTGATGGTTCAAATAGAATGGCAAGTGGTATGTTCAGTTTGAAGTATCAGTTGTTTTTAAATGACGTATATTTTTATGGATCTACTGAATTACTAACATATGCAATGACCAAAACATATCTTGAAGATATAAATTTTTTATTGACAACACAGAAACAAATAAGATTTAATAAGAGACAAGATAGATTGTATTTGGATATTGATTGGTCAAGTGTAAATGCTGATGAGTTTCTTATTTTGGATGTTTTTAGAACATTAAATCCAAATGATTATGGAAAAGTTTTTAATGATTCATTCTTAAAAAGATATTTTACTGCTAATCTTAAAAAACAGTGGGGTCAAAACTTAATTAAATTCCAAGGAGTTAAACTGCCTGGTGGGGTTGAACTAAATGGTAGACAAATCTATGATGATGCAATGAATGATTTAACAATCATCAGAGAGCAAATGTCTAACACTTACGAAATACCACCTCTTGATTTCATAGGTTAACATAATGGCATTAAATCCTTTCTTTCAGCAAGGCTCTTCAGGTGAGCGAAGTCTCGTACAATCTTTAATTAACGAGCAGTTGAAAATGTACGGTGTAGAAATACACTATATGCCAAGAAAGTTTGTAAGTGAAAGTACAATATTAAGAGAGGTAACACAATCAAAGTTTGATGATGCGTATCCAATAGAAGCATACATTGATAACTTTGATGGATATGATGATATGCCATCAACATTAACAAAGTTTGGTATTCAAGCAACTAATGAAGTAACATTAATAATATCAAAAGAAAGGTTTGAGACATATATATCTCCTCTAATGAAAAATGAATCCAACGTTAAACTCTCTACAAGGCCAAAAGAGGGTGATTTAGTTTATTTTCCTTTAGGTGATCGTATATTTGAAATCAAATATGTAGAGCATGAAAAACCATTTTATCAATTAAGAGATACTTATGTTTACAAATTAACTTGTGAACTATTCCGTTACGAAGATGAAGTTATTGATACTGGTGTTGATGAAATTGATGATACTCTAGGTGGCATCGAGGGAGCAGATGGGGAAGAAATTCTTATTGGTTCAGGTGGAACACAGAAACTAACTCTTGTAGGAACTGCATCTCAAGCGACTGCATCAATAGGTATTATTAATGGTGGAATTCAACAAATATTCCTTACAAATAGAGGTAAAGGATTTACATTTGCACCGAGAGTGGCGATATCTTCTGCACCAGCAGGAGGATTATCTGGTATTGCTACGTCTAAACTATTGAGTGGAATTGCTGTTGAGGGTAACATTAGTGATAGTAAAAAATCTGTTGTTCAGAATATTGATCTAGTAAATCCAGGCTTCGGATACACATCCAACCCTACAATACAAGTGATAGGAGATGGAACTGGTGTTGCTGCAACATCTAAAATAGAAAACGGTGTGGTTGGTATCGTTACAATCACTTCAGGTGGTTCAGGATATACTACATCTCCAACAATTACGTTCACAGGATTATCAACAGTATCTGCTGCTGCAACTGCAATAGTTAGTGCTGCTGGAACAATCTCTGCAATACACATTAGAAATGCTGGTGTAGGCTACACAGTAACACCTACTATTTCTATCGCATCACCAGGTAGTTCTGGTTCAGGGAACTATGAATTTAATGAATCAATTACAGGTGGAACAAGTGGGGCTACGGCAAGAATTAGAACTTGGGATGCTGTTACAAATGAATTAGAGATATATAATATCACAGGAACATTCAGAAGAGGAGAGACAATTACTGGATCTTCTTCAGGTGCATCACATCTAATTCGAGTTATTGATTACACTAACTTTGATGATGCTGGATATGGTGATAATGATGAGTTTGAATTACAAGCAGATGCTATTTTAGACTTCTCAGAGAACAATCCATTTGGAACACCATAAATATAATATAAGAGGTTATAGCAATGTTTGAGTATTTTTACAACGAAATTTTAAGAAAAACCATTATTGGTTTCGGAACATTATTTAATGGTATTGCCATTAAACAGGATGGATCTGTTGTAAAAGTTCCTTTAGCATATGGCCCAACACAGAAATTTTTAGCAAGATTAGAGCAAGCACCAAACTTAAGTCAGGCAACTGCAATTAGTTTACCTAGAATGTCATTTGAGTTTACTGGTCTTACATATGACTCATCTAGAAAGGTAACAACAACTCAAACCATAGCAGTTAAAAATCCAGATGATGGAACAGATATTAAAAAGGTATTCATGCCAGTTCCATATAATATGCAATTTGAACTTTCAATTATGTGTAAATTGAATGATGATGCGTTACAAGTAGTAGAACAAATATTACCATATTTTCAACCACAATATAATTTAACAATTAATCTTGTTAGTTTAATAAATGAAAAGAAAGATGTTCCAGTTGTATTAGAAAATATTACGATGGATGATCAATATGAAGGAGACTTCACTTCTCGTAGAGTTTTACTTTATACTTTAAGATTTACTGCAAAAACATACTTATTTGGCCCTGTTACTTCGGCATCCAAAGATATTATCAAAACTGCTTCTGTTCGTTATCTTGCTGGTGGTTCACAAAGCACACAGAGAGATGTTACATTCTCTGTTCAACCAAGAGCACTTAAAGACTATACTGATGATGTTGTAACGACGTTAAGTGAGGATATAGATGCATCTCAGAAAACAATTAACGTTGCTGATGGAACTAAAATTACAGTTAATAAATTTATTGATATTGAAGGTGAGGAGATGAAAGTTACTAAAATTACAAGTAACAAACTCACTGTTGAAAGAGGTCAGGATAGCACAATCGCTAAAGAACATGTTCGAGGATCGGGTGTTAAGGGTATTGATTATACAGGAAGAGAGGATAGTAATATCATAGAGTTGGGTGATGACTTTGGGTTTGACGGATCTTACTCATGAAAACCGACGGATTAGATGATGCTTTCAATGTAGAAACAAGTATTGTTCCTGCAGAAGTTGAAAAGGTTCAGAAAAAAGAAAAACCAAATGTAGACCATATTGGTAAAGACTATGAGTATACTCGTGGCAATCTTTACAGTATTATAGAAAAAGGTCAAGAAGCAATAAATGGTATACTTGAACTTGCTCAAGAAAGCGAAATGCCTAGAGCATATGAGGTAGCAGGTCAATTAATAAAAAACGTTGCTGATGCGACTGATAAGTTGATGGATCTACAAAAAAAGTTAAAAGATGTCAATGAAGAAGAAAAAGCAAAAGGCCCATCTACAGTCAATAATGCATTGTTTGTAGGATCAACATCTGAGTTATCTAAACTATTAAAAGCTCAGAGTAAAAAAGAAGATAAATAAATCAGGGAGAGGAATCCCGAAGTAATATTTTACTCATACCATGACGGAAAAACTACCGTCTATAGATGAATTTTATCCAGAATTACCATC